CTACAGGCTCCTTTTTTATTATTCGCATTCACCCTCAAGCGTATTAACCAACAATTCAGGGATTAATGAAAGATGGCGGACATCATTGATTCAGCATCAGAAATTGAAGAATTACAGCGCAATACAGCAATAAAAATGCGTCGTCTGAACTACCAGACTATATCCGCCACTCATTGTTGTGAGTGTGGCGATCCCATAGATGAACGAAGACGTCTGGCCGTTCAGGGTTGTCGGACTTGTGCAAGTTGCCAGGAAGATCTGGAGCTTATCAGTAAACAGAGAGGTTCGAAGTGAGCGAAATTAACTCTCAGGCACTGCGTGAAGCGGCAGAGCAGGCAATGCATGACGACTGGGGATTTGATGCGGACCTTTTCCATGAGCTGGTAACACCATCGATTGTGCTGGCGCTGCTGGATGAACGGGAAAGAAACCAGCAATACATCAAACGCCGCGACCAGGAGAACGAGGATATTGCTCTTACGGTAGGGAAGCTGCGTGTTGAGCTGGAAGCAGCAGAGAACAACCTTATTGATAGTGAATGCCATGTTGCTGAACTGGAAGAAGCGCTACGCGATAAGCAGGCGTTACTTGAAGCCTCAGAAAAGCGCAACGCAAAATTACAAAGCGAGAATGCATACATCCGCAACCGGTACAAAGAACTGGACCTGTTAATCGGGAAAAACATTCTTGTCATGCAGGCTGCGATTATCGAATGGCAGGCAACTGGCGACGCTAAAAGCGGACTGGCATGGATTTATAACACACTGTTTGGCCCAGGCGAATTGCCGGACGAATCTGAGAAAGATGCTCAGGCCTACTTTAATCGCAAATATGCACCGATTGACGAAAAGCTTATGGAGCTTCACAAGTGGTTTTGGGAACAAAGTGAAGCCGAGCGCGCCGCTGGCATTCGCATCAAAGGAGAGTGAGATGATTCACTACCACGGTGGGCCTATTACTCCTGATACGTGCGCAATGAGAGCATGGAAAGGGCGACATGCGTTTATCAGTTTTGCGCATTCAGGCCAGATCAATCTCGCGGCTGAATACTGTCAGTCGTTCGCGCTGGACAACGGTGCATTCACCGCCTGGAAAGCAGCTGGCAAAAACAAAATCGACTGGAGCGATTACTACGAGTTTGTTGCTCGCTGGAAGAATCACCCAGGATTCGATTTTGCCATTATCTCGGATGTTATTGATGGCGGAGAGGAGGAAAATGATGCGCTTCTGAATGAGTGGCCTCACGGAAAACTAGCTGGCGTTCCAGTGTGGCACATGAATGAAAGTGACGAGCGATTTATTCATTTGTGCAATGAGTTTCCGCGAGTGGCTATCGGTAGTTGTGGCGACTATGACGTAAAGCGCCCAACTCTTGCGGTAGCCAGAATGAAAGACCTGATTCGTCACATTGTTGATGGGCATGGTCAGCCGGTTACGAAACTACATGGATTGCGCATGTTAAATCCGCTGATATTCACAAAATTACCCTTAGCCAGCGCAGATAGTACGAACGTCGCTCGAAACATCGGTATTGATAAAGCCTGGTCTGGGGCTTATGCACCTGCAAGTAAAGAGACACGCGCAGCATTAATGGTAGAACGGATTGAGGCACACAATAGCCCTGGTTCTCTTGCGTATTGTGAACAACGCGACCGCTTTGAAATGCAATTGCAACTAGCACTTTAAGGACTAACAAATGCCCACTATTACCAAAGAACGTATTGAATTGTTCATTAAAAATCCGCTTGAAAACGGGCTTACTCGTGGCGAACAAATGGAACTGGCACGAATTGCACTGGCATCACTGGAACGCGAACTGATTCGCCACGAGCATGCCAAATGGTCTGACTCCACATTTGGCTGCGTTGGCCCCATTGGTCCACTGAAACACCTCTCAAAAGAGGCTCTGGAAGCCGCAGTCGAACCAGACGATCTCAGCGAGTGGGCTGATATGCATTTCCTGTTGTGGGATGCACAGCGCCGTGCTGGCATCAGCGATGCTGAAATTACCGCTGCTATGGAAGATAAATTGAAGATCAACATGGAGCGCCAGTGGCCTGAACCAAAAGATGGTGAGCCTCGCTTGCACATTAAAGAACCCGGCAACTCTCCGGTAATTCCGGATGGTTTATCCACGGTATGCGCTGAGGCTTATCAGGTTGTAGGAGTTATGGCAGATGCGCTTGGTGTATTCGGTGATGCAGCAGTACAGAAAGTTCTGGATAACCTGTCACAGCAAAAACTTGTTCACAGAGATGTGCTGCCGTTCTCGCTTCCGGTGACTCCGGATGGTTGGATAAGCTGTAGTGAGCGAATGCCGAAAGAAACGGGTGACATTATTGTTGTTTCGGATGGCATTGTAATGTCCGGGATTTCTTATTCTCGTCGTGACGGGTTCTATATAACCGCATTGGAGTACGACGACGATGAGCCAATTGGCGGTGTAACCCACTGGATGCCTCTACCAGAACCGCCTCGATTAAAGGAGCTATAATAGTGAACTATTATATCTATTTGTATTAAAAGAGTTTTTATAAAATAAATCTTCCAAAGCATGTAAAAACACTGTTAATCTTAACGTGTGTGAAACGTGAAGAGAGGTGTTGAAATGAGCATTCATGATTTGTGTGAAGATCAAGAGCAATGGGCTATGCAGACCCTTATGGGATCAGGAGTTCTTGCAAGGTGCAGAATCCATAACGATGTAATTTTAGACAGCGGAAATGATGCTTCTTCTGCTTATAAATTAGGAACTTACCTATATCAAAAAGATAATAGCTGCAACTTATTCAATACTCTTACTGAAGCCCGCGACGCAATAAAGGATGCATATGAATCGTATTGTGGGATCGATGATTGCCCACAATGCTCAAAATACATTGACGATTAATAATATGAACAAGTAACTATCCTCGCACTCGCGGGGATTTCTTTTATCTGAACTCGCTACGGCGAGTTTTGTTTTATGGAGATGATAAATGCACTTCCGAGTTACAGGTGAATGGAATGGAGAACCATTCAACAGAGTTATCGAAGCCGAGAACATCAGCGACTGCTATGACCACTTGATGCTGTGGGCGCAGATAGCACATGCAGACGTAACCAATATTCGAATTGAAGAACTGAAAGAACACCAAGCCGCCTGATGGCGGTTTTTTCTTGCGTGTAATTGCGGAGACTTTGCGATGTACTTGACACTTCAGGAGTGGAACGCTCGCCAGCGACGCCCAAGAAGCCTTGAAACAGTTCGTCGATGGGTGCGCGAATGCAGGATATTCCCTCCTCCGGTTAAGGATGGCAGAGAGTATCTGTTCCACGAATCAGCGGTAAAGGTTGACTTAAATCGACCAGTAACAGGTAGCCTTTTGAAGAGGATCAGAAATGGGAAGAAGGCGAAGTCATGAGCGCCGGGATTTACCCCCTAACCTTTATATAAGAAACAATGGATATTACTGCTACAGGGACCCAAGGACGGGTAAAGAGTTTGGATTAGGCCGAGACAGGAGGATAGCAATCACTGAAGCAATACAGGCCAATATTGAGTTACTCTCAGACAGCGGACGCAAATCACTGATAGACAGAATTAAAGGCGGTGACGCAATCACTCTTCATGTGTGGCTTGACCGATATGAAAGAATCCTCACCGAAAGAGGGATCAGGCCGAAAACTCTACTCGACTACGCCAGCAAAATCAGGGCAATCCGAAGAAAATTGCCGGACAAACCGCTCACTGACATATCAACGAAAGAAGTGGCAGCAATGCTAAACACCTACGTGGCAGAAGGTAAAGCAGCTTCCGCAAAATTAATCAGGTCAACCCTTGTTGACGTTTTTCGTGAAGCAATAGCCGAGGGGCATGTTGCAACGAATCCGGTAACAGCAACCCGTACAGCAAAGTCAGAAGTAAGGCGCTCAAGGCTGACAGCTAATGAGTATGTCGAGATTTACCATGCAGCCGAACCTCTCCCTATCTGGCTAAGGCTGGCGATGGATTTGGCCGTCGTTACAGGGCAGAGAGTCGGCGATTTGTGCAGAATGAAATGGTCAGACATAAACGACAACCATCTTCACATTGAACAGAGTAAAACAGGGGCTAAACTCGCCATTCCGCTAACGCTAACGATTGACGCGCTCAATATCTCATTGGCTGATACACTACAGAAATGCAGGGAGGCCAGCAGCAGTGAAACTATAATCGCATCAAAGCATCACGATCCGCTTTCCCCGAAAACAGTATCAAAGTATTTTACAAAGGCGAGAAATGCATCTGGACTCTCATTTGATGGAAACCCGCCAACATTCCATGAACTGCGTAGCCTGTCAGCGAGGCTATACCGGAACCAGATTGGCGATAAGTTTGCTCAACGTCTTCTCGGGCATAAATCAGATTTAATGGCGGCGCGGTATAGGGACAGCCGTGGACGGGAATGGGACAAAATTGAAATCGACAAATGATTTTATTTTGACTAATAATGACCCACTTACATTAATTCATTGATAATAAAAGAGTTTTTAAATATACAACTTATTCACCTTAAGTGCACCGACCGTGAATTTAACCCTGACCCGAAGACTCTGGATGGGCTTTGCCCTGATGGCGCTGTTAACCCTGACCTGAACCGCCCCGGTTTTCCTGGAGAGTGTTTTATCTGTGAACTCAGGCTGCCAGATCATCGTTTCTGATGGAAGCAT